ATTTCAGCGCGAGCTTTTGCCTTCTGGAGCGCGAGTTGAGTGATTCCTTGTTCTTTGCGTTGCTCGGTGCGTTGAGCGTGACTGATAGATGCCTTGCCAATTGAGATGTCAGCAAGTTTCTTCTTGGTGTCGATGTCGATACCAGATTTAGCAGCGAGATATTGAAGTTTGATGTCTTCCTCGGAGTTTGGTTGACCTTGTTTCTGAGCTTCTGCCTGAGCCATCTCTTGGTAAACAGACTGTAGTTCATCGGCCATTCCCTGAGCTTCTCCCATGCCTTGCATGAATTGCTTGAGGAAGTCTTTCTTGCTTTCGTCCCTAGAGATAAACTCAACGTGGGCCATGATGTGACCACCTTTGAATTTCACTGATCGAATGGTTGTGGACATATCGCTGAGGTCTCCCTGCTGCTGTTGGACAGATTGCATTGTCATTTGCAACTGCATCATCATGTCTTGCAGGTGGCCTACAGCGTGTTCGATGTGAGGATCGGTTGGTAGAACGGGGAAGTTTTGTGGATTAACAAAGGCATCTGTCATTCCTGCATTCTCAAATCCGATAATGCGAGTGACATCAGTAATCTTAGTTGGCTTGGTATTCCGGTAACGGGCTACGTTATCTCGTCCAGACAGTGCTGCGATTGCATCCTTAACTGCGTTCTCCTGCCCTTCGTTTGCTGGGGTAATCGCTGTAATCTGCAATAGTTTCTCTGCTGTGATCAATTTGAATGATGGGCTACCGGCTCCGCTGATTAGATTAGAACGGATGCTGGTGATGTTTTTAAACGCAGCAGCTTCTTTCGGTGTTCCGAGTTCTTCAAGAATGTCATAGAACTTCTTCACATACTCATACCCATCATCGCTTGATTTAGCACTTACAAAGCGTTTGTAGAGTTGTTTGAAGTAAAGTGTCTGGCATTCGTTGAACCGTCTGATTTGAGTCCCAGAGAGCTTTGCCGACTCTGCTGCGTCTAGCTCCGCCTCTCCTTTAGTTCTCTGCCCACCTTTGTTTGTAGGAGCATTAACACGATATTGACCCATTCCCCTATACATATCTCCCATGAAAAATTGCATGAAGTTCATACTTTCCGTTACTGGAAGTTGGAATCGGTTCTGGATGAATTTAGCACCATCTGGCATTACGCTGATTGGCAACCATTCCATCTGCTTGAGCATCTTGGTAGAGTCCGGCCCCTGCCCTTCGATCATCAACATGGAGTTGAGTCGCACCGCATCGACCAATGAGTTCATCGTAAAGTCATACTGGCGGCAAGCAACGTAGGCAGACTCTGCCTGACTCTTGATGTCTTGGAAGAGTCCACTACCCACAGAATCTGTGAGCATATACATAATCTCATCCCATGAATTGAAGAGTCCAATCTTCAGCATCATAAATCCATGCTGGGTTCTGATGTCATCGTCGCTGATCTTTCCAGCACCTTTTACATTGGAGTTAATGTAGTCAGCGATTGGTTGGTAGTCTTGAAGGATGATTGCTTTGCTGATCTTGCCGTCAAACTCTCTCCAGTAGACTTCAAACAAATCAATCTTTTGGTTTACAGAGAGCGACCAGTTGAACCCTGCTTCGCTAATTGTTCTGAAGAAGTCCTCGCGGGTTTTGCGGTGGTTTGTAAATGCACGATGGAATCGAATAGCATCAATAGCTGCGTCCACATTCCATCCCATTGCTTCAGCCGCTTCCCTATTCTCAATTTTCTTGTAGAGTTCGTATGGGGTCAGGCGGACACGGCGGACAAATTCTTCAAGGTTGCAAAAGTCGATCCTAATGTCGTCTGGAAAGAGAAGGTCCGATAGAAAGACGTGTTCTGGCATCCATCCCATTGGTGAATCCCACATTCCAATTCCTTTTCCATACAACAACATTTCCTCAAGGTCTTGCTCTGTATTGTAGAGGTATCCGGGCCATTCACGCAGGGCTTGGTCAAATGCTGTGGAGATATTCTCTGAGTTAACGAGTCGTTCTTTTTCATTGCCGAATTTACTTTTGATTGTGCAGCAAGCTTGACGCTCGGTAATTACATCGTAGTAACTGGACTTCTGGTTATCAACGATGAATCCAAGTTGACCATAGTTAACATCGGATTGCCAAGGTAATCTTTTTTCTGCAAGCTTACTGTAACCAGTAGGGGGGAACATTTTGTATGCCTTGTAGATACGGATTCGCTTGTTCTCACGCCCGATGTTAGCAAGCCTTAGATTGTTTGCTAAGTTCCAAGCGTGGGAGGCGTTGGAGATTCGCGTTTCTGGCGGTTTGCCATCCTGATCGAGAGTGGCAAGTGAAAATGAGTCGTTACCAATTGAGAGCATATGATTAAAGTTTTATTTTATCGGAACCGATAATGAATTCAAGGTATTTCTCCTTTTGTTACAGGAGCTACACCCGCGAGCCTTATGTTCAAGTTTAGTTCCAAGAACCCTATCTGTGACTGAAGCTACCTTATGAATTGCTTGCGCGATCTTGTCTCCGATCCCATCTCTATACCAACAACGGTCGCTCGGTTGACGCTGGCAGATTTGGTCTTCAATCATTTCTGAAATGTTAGATGGAATATCTGCTCCGTTTGATCGGTAATCTTTTTGAACATTTTGAAGGAGGCTATTCCATGTGCTTCCATACACTATGGCTGGAAAGGTGATCCCTTCACGTTTAATCTCATATTTCCAATAAAAACCTCCGACGGGAGCTAGATTTTTGTTTTTCAGTTTCATCTTGCCTTTCGAGTGAAAATATACTTTCTTATTGATATGTCAAGAGTTTTTTCTTCAAACAAGGGTGTTCAAAAATACGGTATGAAGTTTTCGGAAAACATGGACGATCTTGGAATAGAACTCTATTGCTACTCGATTTCCCGTGGTGAGTATGGAAGAGACTACTGCGTCAAACATAATATTAACCTAAAAGATTTTAAGTTACTCTCACCGGCAGAGCATTTCCTTAACGCTGTGAAACTTCAATGGCCCACTGATGTTGCTATCTACAACCGAGGTTACACAAATACTCAATTACTCAGAACCATAGAACAACTTTGTAATAATACGGACGTTTGTTTAGCGGGCGCTGCTTCGATGGGGAAAAGTTTTCCAGTTGCTTTATGGGTATATCTTGATTGGTGTTCTGCCCCACACTGCACTTCTTCCTGGGTAGCCACTACCACCCTCGGAGCGTCCGAAGATCGAATCTGGGGCATTATCAGCAAACTGTGGAAGTGTGCGAATACTCAGATTGGGAAGCTAATCGACTATCGCCATATGATTGTTTGGGGTGGCGCTTCAAATGATGAAGATAAAGATTATCGTAATGCGATAAAGGCACTCGCCTTTCAGTCAGGTAACGAGGGTCAGAAGGCTATTGATACAACCCGTGGTCGTAAGAATGATCGTGTTCGATTAGCACTTGATGAGTTGCCCGAAATGGAACTAGGCGCAATCACGGCCCGCGTTAACCTTTCTGCTAATAACGATGTGACTTTTATTGGTATCGGAAACCCATCACCGGGAGATAATCCCCATACTCGTTGGGCGATGCCGAAGGGTCAGTCTAACTTTGATTCTGTTAACCCCGATCTGATGGATTGGGAAACAGAAACTGGAATCTGCTTGTTCTACAACGGCATGAAGTCTCCTAACTTCGCTGCTCCAGTTAATGAACCGTCTCCATTTCCGTTCCTGATGGATCGCAAAAAGCAGGAGATCATGCTCAAACAATGTTACGGAGATGAGAACGCTATTGACTATGATCGTAACGCTATCGGTTGGTGGCCAAAGTCTGGGTTTGCTCAGACCATTCTGACCTCTGATTTAATTCGCAACGCGAACACAAATGAAGAACCAATTTGGGATTCTGAAGGTTTTACCAAGGTAGCAGGGTTTGATACTGCGTTTACTGTGGGTGGAGATAGATGTGTTCTTACTATTGCCAAACTTGGCTTCGTGCGCGGGACTCGCAATAAGGTTATGTGGCTGGAAAAACAAGAAGTCATCCAGCTTTCCGCCCGCGAGGCGGCTGAGTTTGAGATTGGTCTTGCTGAGAATGTTGTTGAGAAGTGCCGCGCAGCCGGTGTTGAGCCTCAGAAGTTTGGAATGGACGTTTCCGGTGATGGCGGAAGGGTCGGTCAAGCGATCATCCGCGAGTGGTTGCGTTTTGACTCAGCGGGACATTCTATCGCTCTTATCTCTTCTATGGGTAAACCTACTGAGCGCATGGCGGCAGAGGTTGATAAACGCCCGTGT